GCCTCGTAGTAGTCCAACAGGCGGATCTCTTCACCGATGAACTGCACGATCCAGATCGCAGTCGCGTCTGACTTCTTGGATGTTCCGCCAATATCCCACACTGCATGCACCTTCACGAGAGGGTCTTTGCCGAAGAACCCTATCCTGCCCTCAAGGGCCGCCTCACTTAGATGCCGTGCGTAGTAAGCGCCCTCCAAGACAGTGGCATACTCACCTTCCCATACATGTGGATATCTATCAGGGGTCAGCCTGAGACAATCATCCTTTTCCTGTAGCAGTACCTGACTGATCCAAGGATTGTCGTTCCAGTTGGCCTGAACCACTACCGCGCCAGTGGGCTTCTCCTTGCCTCGCAGTAGCTGATCAATCGCATCTGTTGGCCTGTTAGGGTTCCATGATGCCCAGATCTCTGAGCCTTCTTTCCGCATGGTAGGCGTGAGCAGTTCAAGTGAGCGGTGCGATAGAGACTGAGCCTCCTCGATCCATGCCCGATCAAAGCCCTCCAGTGACTTGATAGAGTCCGCTGTGTGGTCTTGCATACCAGTGAAGGTGATCACGCCGTCATTGGGCGTTTCGATGACCTCACGGTAAACCCTGAAGCCTGCCCTCTCGCCGAGGTTGTAAGCCTTGAGCTTATCCTCGATCAGGCGCTTGGATGACTGCTTGAGAGACTTCTGCACCTCACGGATACAGACCGCTCGCATGCCGTCGATCCTGAGAGCGTCCTCAATCAATAGCTCTGCAAAGAAGTGAGACTTGCCACTACCTCGTCCGCCGTGGATTGCCTTCCATCTGGCAGGCTGTAGCAGTGGCGCGAATACTCTTGCAGTCTCTAGCCGTAGAACTGCGCTCAAGCAACTTCCTTCACATCAAGAATCACGCGCTCGATCTTCTGAGGACTCATCGATCCATCACTGGACAGGTTGTCTACCTCAGAGCGTTCACGATAGCCGTGGTTCGCCATCATGAGCTTTGTGATCGCTGAATTGAACTCACCTGACAGGCCATTGTTGATCAATGACACTGCCTGCATCTTCATAACTGACTCTAACGTGTCGGAAAAATCTTCGATAGTGTCACGCCATGCGTAGCATGTATCGCGGTGTATCCCAAGGTGTAGGGCCAGTCCTTCCACTGAGTGGACGATCTGACCTTCAGGTAGTCTATTGACGTACTCGTCTGCCTTCTTCTGAAGTGCCGGAGAGTATTTGGTAGGTCTGCCTTTCATCTCTGTGCCTGTAGCGTCCAAAGTGATTGATAATGATGGCTTTATATCATCAGCCATAAAAGCATTCAATCCTTGGCTCGCTTTCGATAGAGTTTGCCGACGATTTGGCAGTAGTGTCCACCCTTGTTTCTTGGGTCTATCAGTAGGTAGCCCTTGGGTGTTTTGCCTATCAGGACATGAGGGCGAGTGTTGCCTTTCAGCCACGCTCTGCCCCTGTCCAGTGTTGATAGTGGATCGGCAATAAAGCTACCGATCATTTAGCCACTCTCTTCAGGCCGCGACGACTGTCTAGGTACGCCCTGTAGTTGAGTCTTGCGTTACGCCATCTGTGGTCCTCACCACGGATCATCATTGTCTGTACCCGCTCTCTGAATGTGTCAGCGTCCAACCCCACTGCCTCAATGGCCCACGTTGAGTCGTTGGTCATCAGGTATGTGAATGCTGTGCTTACGTCATCGTCGAGCCTGCCCTTCTTGTTGGGCTTACTCCAGATGTCCCTCAATGCTGTGGCGATCACTGCGCTCCATAGCTTTACCTCTGGGGGCGATGATCTTGATGTGCGCTCTAATACATAATCGATGTTCATATGTTCTTCTCCTGTAGCTTTTAGGCTACACATTATTTTTTGATTGTGATTTATGCGCCGAAACGCTTTGCTCTCATAATTTGTGGAAAGTTGAAGTCTCGGGACCAGATGTTGCGGTTCCTGAGAACGATGCACTCGATCGACTTATATGACCGGCCAACCTTCTCGCCGATATCTTTGTACATCATGCCCCTTGCCCACATGCTCATGACCTCATGGACTTCGTCTGGCGTTATTGGATTCCCATTCATTACATATCCCCTAATTGATCGTCTTGATATTGATTGAACCACGCTTCAAAGCGTTCTTTTTCTAGCTCACCGTAGGTGTCTAATTCACGAGTCGGCCCGCAGTATCGGCAGACCTCCTCACCCATGTTGAGATGCTCTCTCAAAACATTGTCGCCACAGTTTGGGCAGGTTGGATGCCTCACCACCAGTACCCCCTCGGCACAAGGCCCTTACCAGATAGTTTCCTGAGTACGGCATCAATGCCCCAGACAACGACAACAGCCGTGCCGTAAATGACAAAGAAACCAAGGACGTAAAATAATGCTTCGATTAGACTCATGATTACCCCTATGGGCGGACTATGCCGCCTTCACCACTACAATCTTGGTAGGACGCTGAACGATGGTCTGCTTTGCGCCATCGCGTACACCATGCTCTTTGACCTTAGCCATGAACAAGACAGTGTCGCCTTTCTCAGCAGGAACCCAGTCTTCATAACCATGCTCATCCTTTGTCTTCTCAGACAAGGTGTTCATGTAGACAACCTTGTTGCCTGCCGCATCTTCCATGATGGTGATGTGACCGATGCATGAGTCGTTGTAGTAAAACTGAGGACGGTCATACTCAATAACCGCAACTACAGTCAATTCAAACTGCATGCGCTCACCGACTACACCAACGTGTTCCAACGTAGCGTTCTTGGCAGTCTTGTCTGCCTCACGCTTTGCGTCCCACTCAGCCTGACGGGCCGCCGCCTTGTCGATGATCTTGCACACGGCGTTGTACTGACCCTCAGTCAACTTGCCGTAAAGGTCATACGCTCTAGCGAGGCTCAACGCGAACTCATTAGTTGACCAGAACTTGTCAAACTCGATGTTGATCAACCAATGCTCAACTTCACCTGAACGCTCGAAAGTACGGTGAAACGTCTTGTTAGCGTTCTGCCAAATGTTGCGGTTGACCGCGTTGTTGTAAGCTACTTCGTCTTGGATAAATGACATGATCAAATCCTCCTTCAGAGAGCGGCTTACGCCGCCTCCTTGAACAATGAGCGGAAACGATTCCAAGCCTGAGCTTTGCGCTCTGCAACTTCTGGCAAATCCGCAGGGAAAACACACTCTGAAGACTGGGCGCGTAAACGCGCCGCATCTTCTTCATATGAATCGATGATGTCTGTTGTACCGTGATTTGAAACAAAATCCTGAACACAACGTGAAGTATCACCGCCTAACTGAACCCAACCATTGAATTCTTCACAAGCCAATTCCCATGCTTGAGTTTCCAAAACTTCAAGGTCTTCTACTAATGCTTCCCAAGATGCGTTGTTCATGTCGTTCTCCTCAATTTCAATAATATTTCCCGACACAGAGATAATAACAAATCCACAGAAGAGTGCAACACTTTTTGTTTCTAAGATGCATTCTTGATCTGTTCGATGCCTTCCAACCTAGCCTTAGCGAGCCTGAGACGGCGCTTATCCTCAAGCGTGAGCTTTCGTTGCTGACTGGCTATGCTAATCACAAACTCGTCTTCTAGGGCTTCCTGTTGCATCTTCTTGGTGATCACAGGCCTGACGTAGTTGTTGTCTGGCGGAAATATCTCAGCCAGTGGCAAACCGAGAGCCTCACAGAGTGCAGGGCCATCAGCACCACACACAAAGCAGTGGGCCAACACTGTGCCATCGGCGCATTCCTTGATGCTCATGTTGAAGTCTTTACCGTTATGGACTGGACATGGCGCACGCCACTTGTCCTGCCCAGAGTTACGCACTTTGTCTAGTCGATTCAGGATTGTTTGTACTGTCATTTTTCATCCTTGCGTATGCATGTCTTATGTTCTGGCTCTTGATGAACCGATTGACCTCGTCTGACATGCCGTCAACACGAGATGGGGTTACGTTGTTAGGCCATACGCCGAACTTGGCGCGGTACTTGTGGGCCGCCCAACCGTTGCTGTAGCCACGAGTCTTGGCGTAATACTGTAGCTCGCCTAGCCACTCTGCCTTGCGCTCAGTGCTATAGGTCTTGTTAGCCTCTTTCGACAGGCGCTCAAGCTCTGAGCCGTCAGTCTTGATCTGTTCTTCAATCGGTATCTCGTAGCCGCATGAACAGCGGATGCCCATCATCTCCCGGTAGCACTGCGGGCAACCTGATACCTTGGCCTCTTTCTTCTTTTTGGTCTGCTTATTCTCGCTGAACCTCTGCTCGCCATCATCAAGTGAGTCGGGGATTACAGCCTCCGCGAATCCAAAATGCTTTACGTTTGAGGCGTGATCTAGGTACACGGCATTCTCTTTGCCGGGAGCAGTCCGCATGATTCTGCCCGCACGTTGGACATAGGCGATGTGAGAGCGAGTCGGAAAGCAGTCGATCAGGCACGAGACCGATGGCGCGTCATAACCAGTGTTCAACAACCGGGAACACGACAGGATCATGAACTCACCCTCGTCGTGCGCCTCATAAAGTTCCTGCCTGATCTCGTCCGGCATGTAGCCGTCAATATGTTCTGCGCTGATGCCACGCTCACGGAACGATGCCACGAGGAACTTGCTGTGCTTGATCGATGGGCTGAACGCGATTGTCTGCCGTCCGTTGGCATGCTTGAGCCAGTTCTGGACAATGTCGCCCACTAGCTCGCTGTCCTTCTCTACGGCCTCAGCCAGAGCGTTTGGGTCATAGTCTGTGCCGCCAGTCGGGAGTGAGCGCGTCTTGATGCCCTTGAGTGCTACCGAGCGTCCGCCGTAGTAGTCAACTGGGCATAGGTAGCCGTCAGCCAACAGGTCTTCTGCCGTGGCCGGAACGATCAGGTCATCGTAATACTTGCCGAGTCCCTTGCTGAATGGAGTCGCTGACAGGCCGATGAATGGCACATTGTTGTATGCATCCATCATCTGCTTCTGGTAGTCGTACAGGGTGTGGGCCTCGTCAACAATGGCAAAGTCAAAGTCCGCCATGCTTTTCCTGCGAGCCAGTGTTTGGATCGATGCGATCTGGATCGGCGCGTGTGGATTGGTCAACTCGTGATTACCCTGCATAACACCGAATGGTAACCCGTGGCGGTCAAACGCTTCCAGTGACTGCTGAACCAGTTTGATCCGGTCACAAATGAAGATGCCGCGCTTGCCCTTTTCTAATGCGCTCTTGAGCATTGCCGCCGCTGTGATCGTCTTACCGAATGAGCATGGAGCCGCCAACATCGGGCGCTTGTTTCCTGCCGCTAGGCTGTCGCGTAGCATCTGGATGGCTAGTTCTTGGTGTGGCCTTAATTGCATAACTTATTCAACCTTTCTCTATTCCAGTGGGCCATGATTTCTATGTCTTGATCATCACGCGCAGTGTTTTTTCTTCCGCCGATCTCATGCCAGTCAGGTGTCTCGCTGAAGTCGATCCAAAATATCCCGTCATCATATTTGTAAATTAACTTGGCGGTCACGCCAAAATGTTCTGCCAGTCTCAAACAATGCATGCGCTTCATCTCAGAGATCATAGCCGTCTTATGAGTGCTGTACGAAATCGTCCGGCTCTTCACCTCTGCAAACCCGATCACCCTGCCGCCTCGCATCGCTACAAAATCCGCATGGTATGAATACGGCAATTTGTGGCACACGCAGTTCCACTTCTGCTCCAGAACATCCGCCACTCGCCGCTCAATGATGCGGTTCTCAGGGTTCTCATAGATCGGTCTTGCCACTTTTCTTCGGCCCATAGTTGTCATTTAGAGGACGAGGGGTGATCCCTGTCCATCCGATACGCTATCGTCCATGCAACCTCAGTAATCAGCAGTGCTTTTAGTCGTGGGTATCTCGACTCGGTAGCTCAACCGTCCCTGCCCGTAGGCGGATCACCTCTAACGC